TACAATACATCCTGTTCCTGTAGCATCTACTTCTTGGAGTCCCGTTTCCTCTAAATAATTCCCTGCGTCATAAATACCATCTGCATTTCTTCTAAGGTAAAGTGGTATTAAAGTTCCTTTCTGTTGCACCAACATTAAAGGAGTGATTATGTCTTTATTAAAATCTACTAAGTTTAAAATATCAGGCGTTGGGATAATGTCTGAGTCTATCATCATTAAGTAATCAGCGTCTTTAATAGCCAAAAACTTCTGTACTATCATGTTTCTGTTATTGGTAATCGGCTTAGACGCAGGATAAGAAACCATTATCTCGTAGCTATCGTTCTGTTGGATATAGTTTAGGACTTTGGCTAAGTCTGTTCTTATTTCTCCTTGATTTAAAATTGCAAGATATACTTTCTTTTTTTTAAACATAGTTGTGTAAAATTAAGTTTTTAGTTTCTTCGTTAAAAATTTCTTCTCCCATAAATGGATGTCCCCATTCTGTGCTCATATTCTGTCCGTGAGTTATTGAGCAATACATATCTTTTAACTCTACGCACTTGAATTTGATTGGGACTTCCTCGTGTGTTTTTAACCCATCTAAATATTTAAGTCTTTTCTCTGGGTTGTAATAAATATCCTTGGGAAATATTATTGTGTAATTCTGGTTTGAAATTGGATTGTGCCATTTAGCCAACCTATCCTTAGTTGAGTAAATGTATCCGTCTTTTAAAATAATCGCACCTTTATATTCTGCTGGGATTTCCTTAATATTCTTAACAAAGTCTTTATGTAGAGTATCGTCTGAGTCCAGCATTGTTTCGTAAATCGCACACTCATACTTTGGGATTTCCCTTAACATCTTATCTAGTCTTTCGGGCAAGTCCTTGTTCCTTTGTGGTACTTTGTCGTCTGTGAAATTTATTCCGTGAAAGGTTGCTCTGTAATCTATGTGACTCTTGTCTAATGCTTCAAGTATCTTTTTAGTAGTTGGATTAGTTTTCTCCTCTGGGCGAAAGAACAACCATAAAAAGAAGTTCTTATCAGTCTGGTTCTTCATACTTGAGAGAGTATACTTAATAAATATCTCTGCTCTGTGGTCATACCACTCTTGTCCTTTCCAACCTAATTCGGTGCGTTTGCCTGTAAACGGAATTATAATTATGCTTTTGACGCTTTGCATATAAATGTGTTACCTATCTCTTTTTTATAAAATATATTTGGTATTAACTTCTCAATATCTTCTTGAGTAAAACTCCAAATGTGTTGTTCGTATGCGTGATTTTCTATTGTTTCGTTAATAGGAACTGATACTGATAACACTCCTTTTGGTTTTAGCACTCTCAACGCTTCAGTGATAAGTTTGGCAGGGTCTTCAGAGTGTTCTATCACTTCCCCTAAAACTACATAGTCAAAATAATTTTCTTTGAAAAATAAGTTATTGAAATCTGATACTGCGTAATTTACTTGCGGGAAAAATACTTTCAGTTTCGTTATAATGTTATCTGCGAAGTCTATTCCCCATACTTCATCATTAAATCTTTCTTGTGCCTCGTTCACCAGCGGGCAAATTCCACAACCTATGTCTAATAATTTCCCACCCTTGTACTCTTCCAATAAAGCGTCTACTCTCCAAGTGTCTGAATAATCTAATCCTTCTCTTTTAAAATTATCTGTAAATACTCCGTTATAATATTCTTTGGTGTTGCTATTTTCCTTTTCTAATCTTTTCATAATGTTACTTCTATAAAATATCCGTAAGTGTTCCAAGGTTCGCACCCGAATACATCTTCACTCAATTTCTCTGCTTTGGCTTCTATACAATAATTTCTGAATATCGCTACATAGTCAGCACCTGTTCTTCCTCCACCTACATATCCTATTCCGTTCTTCATAAGCTCTATCATATAGATTTTCTTACTGGCTAACTTGATTATCTGTCTTATTCCTTCCTCTACATCAACTGGTCTTAACATACAAAATAGTGCGTTGGTAAATACAATATCAAATTCATCTCTGGCAAATGGTAGGTTAAAAAGGTTAGCATCTACAAACTTAATTCCCTTGGTGTCCTTACGGGCTATGGCTAACTTCTCCTTATCAATGTCAACACCGACTAATCTCTTACCTTTATAAAGTTGTTGTATGGCTAACAAGTTCTCACCCCACTGGCAACCCACCTCTAAAACACTATTAAATGGTTCTTCTAATCTTTCTGCAATAAATGTCCTTGATGGTTTTAGCTTATTTTTTAGGGGAGAGTTTGTCATTGTATTCTTTTGTTGATGTGGATATTGGAGTTTTAACTCCTAGTCCATTAGCGAAATGAATAAATGCGTTTAAATCCTTAGGTAAGCACTTGCCTCCGAATCCTCGCGAACCTTTGTGGTATATCTTAAGGTGGCTTCTCCCTATCCTTCGGTCAGTTGAAATGCAATCTATAACTTTTTCAAATTCCTTATCATCCCCAGTGTAAGCAGTAAATATGTCATATAACTCGTTGTTCTTGGCTACCTTTGTGGCAAACCACGAATTACAAGCGTATTTGGCGAACTCTGCTACATAAGAAGGAACTATGTGCTCTTCTGTGGCTAAGGGAAGTATTTTCATAATATCCCTCACTACATTGTAGCTCTTGTCTGTGAACCCTATAATCTGCCTTTCAGGATACTTCATATCTTGGTCTGCTGTTTCTTCTGTCAGGAACTCTGGGTTAAATAAAATCTTGTGTTGTGGGTAGTTTGCCTGTAATCTATTAGTAGTGCCTGGAATAACTGTTGACTTAATTACAACTATTTTAGACTCTCTTAATATCTTTAAACTTTCTTCTACTAAGCTTGTATCACACCCATCTTTTGTATAAGGAGTAGGAACGCAGATAAATACTACATCTGCTTTATTTAACTCTTCTATGCTTCCTATCCCTTTAGGTGGGTCATATAATATTGCATCAGGGAATACTCTTGCGACTGCTCCCCCGACCATACCTAATCCGCAAATTCCTATTTTCATAGTTCAAAGTTATTTAATTTTTTAATCCACTCTTCACGAACCTTGACATTAGGTTCTTTCATATGTGTTAGTTTGTGTATCAAAGAAATCAATTCTTCTTCTGTCTTGTAATTCCAAATCCCATCATAGGCTATTCTTGTTATAGGATATTGTCCGAGTAAAAGAGATTTCATCGCCACCTCAGAATTTCCATCGTGTAAGTTCGGTCGTAGTCCTGAGTGGTATTTACTCAACTCTTTATTAAACTCTTGTTCTGGGAGTTTGCCGTGGTAAATCATATTCGGTGCATCTTTGTCGCACAATGTACCATCCTCGTTCTTTACTGCCTGAACTGCTGTCTTAAAAAATATTGCATCTTCTGGTATCCCGTAAATATGAAACTTGGCAAAAGGAACTTTATTGGCTATGCCTTTAACAAAGTGAATACCATACTCTTCTTCTCTACCTGCGTTGACACACATAAATAGTTCAGGATTTTCTGTTGGTGTAAAACTTACTTTGTATCTTTTAATATCATCTAAAAAAGTTGGGACTATTATTGGCTCTATCCCACACCTGCGTAAGTCATTGGCTTCAACTTCGTTCTCACAAAAATGTTTGGCAGGGTTATTCTTCATCATTCTCTGTCTTTCGTAGTCTGTTACTAACCTGCGTATATCTCCTCCTCCCCATAAGACAAACTTCTTGCCTTCAAAGTTATCAAATACTTCGTAATCTCTTTCGTTATACATTCCAAAAAAGAAAAGGTTTTTACACTTGTCATCTACACCTTGCCATACAGGCATTTTGAGTGCCTTAGAAGCCCTTTCTGCAAACTTATCTAAAGCTCTTGAAGTACGAATTTTAATCATAGGTTCTTCATTATTTCCTTAATTCTGCTCTTGTAGGTGATGCCCTTAACAAACTTCTTGCCTTCTTCGGCTATCTCTTTTCTTAGTTTTTCGTTTTCAAGCATTTCCATAACTACTGTTACTATCTCGCTATCATTGTGATAACTCATATAGTGTTTTCTGTCTTCAAATCCTTCTTCGGTAAGTCCGTGTGCTCTTGGGCAAATAACAAATGCTCCATTATTAAGATACTCGTAAATTCTGTCTGACCAATAAAAGTCATCAAATGGAAATCGTGGAATAATCATTATCTTAGCTGAAGCACATAAGTCTGCTAATTCCTGACCATACTTGTTGTCGTGGAATTTAATTCTTTCTCCAAAGGTTTCTTTTAAGTAGGAATACTCTTCTGTTCTTGTTCCATACATCTTACCTACATAAGCAATATCACAGGCTAATTCTGGTTTGAACTCCCCCTTAAAGTCAGTATGTGCTGGTGGTAAGTGATAAACATTTTTCTCCTTAGTCCTTCTCACCCAAGTGCCATCTACAAAGTATGCGTAGTCCACTAATGGAAGTAGAGCATCTACAACCTGTGCTTTAATAGACCATACCTTATCCATATACCATAGAACTTTCTTGCACTTGACATTCATTAAAATCATCTTCAAGCGTTCTATCATTAAAAGGTAGTTGATGTCATTGTCTGCTATTACTAGCCCGTGAAATAGAAATAAGTCTGCTTTTTCACAAGCGTCTAACAACTCTTTCATATCAAAATTCTTGATATCAAAACACTTTACTTCGTGATTTGTAAATGAACTGTAAATCTCGCTGTCTATCGTTCTCACTGCTGTGTCTAAGAAATTACCGAAATATATTATTTTACTCATATATGTCCTTTCCTGACGCTAAGGGGGTTTCCGTCAGGTTGCCCCCCAAACGACATAAATGTTATTAAATGTTAGTTTTTAGAAATAAGTCTTACACCTCTGTAAGAATTTCCTACTTTCTTGACACCATACACAATGTCTGCGACAACGTGTACTCTCAAGTTTTCAGATTGCTTCTCTTGAAGTCTTACTCCCATTGTTGACCCACCTGGCAAGTTACCGATTGCAAATGCAATAGCTCTTGTGTGAACCAACATATTCCTATGTGCTCCACCTTCAATAGATGCGTTTGAAGCACCAACTAATGGGGAAACGATAATAGGTACACCGTAAACTGTATCTAAGTTACCTGTTGGCAAAGAAACTTTACCGAACTGGCTAGCATCGTACAATTTTTGAACTGCCAATACTTCTTGGTAGTAGGCTTTAGGGTGTAATATGAAAGCCATTTCCTCTCTTGGGATATTATATGATTCTGCAATAGCAATAGCTGATTCCAAATCTGAGGATTTTAATCCTGCTGTGGAAGCATTAACAACTCTTGAGAAGTTGGCAGCTGTGAATAGAGCAATTAAGTCTGATTCAAGCTGTTTTGCTATGGCGTGAGCCATATTTTGAGCATAAAGCTCTTTTATCCTGTATTGCTTTCCGATTTGTGCAGCTTGGAAATCTGCTTTAATCATAGAAGCCTTATACCATTTGTCGATATCCAACCTTGTCATTGTATCTGTGATAAGGTTGCCTACGATATCTCCTGTAGTTGTTGTAACTGCAGTAGCTGTATAAATAGCATCGTGTGGAATTATAACTGTTTTACCTCCCTCCAAAACTGCATCCGAGTAATCTGAGAAAAACTTTGTTAAATAAAGTTTCTCTTTGAAGCTCTGGTCAATTTTTGGTTGCCACACATCGGGTCGGTAAATCGTAAACGTCTGTCCTGGCATTAAATTTGTCCTCCTTCTTCTGCTTGGTCTAATTGTGCCTCATATGCTTGAAGTTCTGCTGAAGTCATCTTGCGAATATCTGCATCAGTCTTTCTCAACGAAGAACCTTTAGCTGCAGAAGAACTTGGTATTTTATTTTCTTCTGCTGTCTTCTGTCTCCTGAAAGTAATGTAGTCATTCTCCTTTTCTGCTGCTTCTTGTAAAGAGATAGAATCTCTTTTAGAAACTGCGGAGATATGGTCAAATTCCTGTTTGTTAAAATCTCTATTAACTAACAAGAAATCAACACGTTCCCTCCAGTCGTCTGACCTTGTTTCCTTTTTAGGGGTAACATCGCCAAACTCTTTTCTAAGTGCTTCATACTTGTTTCTGAAGTGCTCTTTTTGAGCCAACAGAGTTTGAAACTCTTTGGATTTTTCAGCCTTTTCTGGCTCAGAGGTTTTGGACTCCCCTGAAGTCTGTTCGTTTTCTGAAAGGGTTTCGTTCCCTTCTAAGGATGGCTCGTCTACCATCTCTTCTTTTATGTTTTGTGTCATTTTTATAAGTTTTGTCTTAAATTGATTGTGTTTTTTATAAAGGCTCTTTTCTGCCTTAAACGACCTTGTTTATACGCCTGTGAATTCCTGCCCTTTTTTCTTGGGCTTCTCTAATTTCATTTGTTTGATAGTAGCTATTAAGTCTTCAATTCTGTCAGCCACTGCACTATTCTCTAATTTCTTTGCTACATCCTTTTCTTTCCATATAATGTTCTTGTAGTGTTCTAAATACTTCCCAGCTATTCCTGTAATCATCTCTCTATTACCTATTACAAAGTTTATTTCTTCTTCAGACATCATATAGTTTGTTGCTCATTAACAGGCATAGTTGCTTGTGCCTGCATCGGTGCAGGTAAAGACCCGCCAACTTGACCTCTTTGCTGAGCTATTACATCTTGAAGTTTGGTAGCTGTAAATGGAATATCAAATGAAGATACTCCTAATATTTCAAACCACTTTTTAAATATCTTGCGTGTAATTGGATTGTCAAATGCTGTTGGATTCTGTCCTGCTACTTGTGCTGCTGTCTGGTAGGCTTGTGCTGTCTGACCTATATCGTATCCTTCTCCTGTGATGTCAATTTTAACTGTGTATTTTAGTCTGTCGTAATATGCTTCTGGGATTACTAATTCGTCTTTCATCAATTTTTCTCGAATAATAGCCTTCGCTACTTCACCCTGTTCTTTAGTTTTGATACCACCTTTCTTATAGCGTTCTGCGTATTTAACATCTACTAAACTCTCAATGAGTTTTTCGGCTTTGTCTTGGTCTGCCATTAAATTCTCAATAAGAACCTTATGTTCTTTCCTCTTGGTGTTCTTGAACTCAGGTATCACCCAATCAACTAATACTTCCTTAATAAATAATCCTAACTCTTCTCTCTTTCTCTTGTAGAAACTTCCACTTTGCTGAGCCGAAAGGAAAGAAGACCTAAATGGTACATTCTGCTTAGTACCTTCACCCGTCATCGGTGTAGTTGAGAACGACCTTCTGTAAGCGTTTCCTTCGTATCTTTGTTCCTCATAAGAATATTCTTGCAAGTTCTGTTCTCGCATATCTACTCTCCTCAGTTCGTCATTAGTTCTCAATATATCTCCGTTGTCTACATCTGCTAATAAGTTAGAAGATAAGTTGGAATCTCTTGTCTGAAATACATTCTTAGAACTCCAATGTAATCCTTCTGCTTTGTAGTTAGCAATTCTGTTTAAATAAATTTGTTCTTCAAATAGTTTTTCAACTTGACCTCTACCAAGTAATCTATAAGGTACTTCTTCAAATGCAAGTCCTTTGTATATATTCTTGGAAAGTTGCATAGAAGCTAACTTGTTCCCATATTTGGAAACTATCATGTAGTTATCTCCTTCTGCCGTTGGGTCAAACATTTCATAGACTAACAACTCCTTATTCTTGTCGTCATCATAATTAGAAATAACTATCTGATAATCTTCCCATCCTAAACTTTCAGCTTCGTTCTTAAAGTCCTCTATAGAGTTGTAGTAGTGTTTTTCAATTATCGGTGTATCGTTAAATGACTTAGCTTCTGGTCTAAAGTATAAGTTTTGCAAAGGTACTGTTTCTACTTTTCCTTTGACCTTTTTTAAAACTAGATGTCCGTACTTGCTTAGTAAAAAAGAATACTTGTTTAGCTCTCTACCGAAGTATCCCAGCTTCATCCACTGCTCTAGTTCAGCCTTTAAAAGTAAACTACCCCAATTAGAAGCCCAGTCTTCTGGTCTTACTTGGATATTCTTTGTGTCTATGTCGAGTTCCTTAGCCGCTACATCTACTGGCAAGGATACAATATTATAAAATGCTTTTCGTTGGTTCAAAGAATCAGTATCTCCATCTCTATATTGAGAAAGATAATACATATCTATCAACCTTAAAAGCTCTCCTTGGTTAGAGGTAAATCTTGGGAATGAGATAGGTCGATAGCTTGCATAGTGTGCAATCTCACGATTTATCTTCTTCAATAATTCTTTGTCGCCACTAAGAGAACTAATGTCTCCTGTCGGCTTTGTTTGGTATGTCATATAAATGTTTTAGGAGCTCTTCGTGGTTTTAAAATCTCATCTAGTGGATTTTTATACCTTGGTTTCTCCATTTGTAGTCCCCAACAGGCAAGTGCTAAGCTGATGACACAGTCATCGTGCTGTCCTTTTGGAGCTGAGTACCGAGGATTTCTTAATCGTTCCCCAGTTGTTTCGTTAATGTATTGATATTCAAATGCTTTTAATTCGTCTACTAAATAATCTATATCAGGAATTGTGATGTACTTTTCCTTCGTAAAGACTATTAAGTTCCCGATAAGTTCTTCTTTACTCTTACCTGAGAATATAAAGTCTTCTACGAATATTCCTGATTGCCCTAAGTCCTGATATACTGGTTTACCCACTCCAGTTGCGTCTATAATGACCCTGGCTGAGTTATATCTTCGTGACTTGGCAATTATGTGTTCTTTTTGTAATGGATACTCTATACCCCTAAATCTGTCTTGGTGAACTAGCTGATGGGTTTCTATATCAAATATTGAAATAGATGTGTAGTCATCCATTTGTCCCAAGTCCACTCCCATAACATAGTGGTGACCTGAAACTGCGTCTTGTGTCTTACCTGAAATAATTTGCTCTAAGTCCTTAAATACTGTTCCTGCTTCGTCTAAGAACTCAGCCATATACTCCTGTCGGAATAATAGGTCTGGAGTAGTAATTCTAATCTGCTCTAATGTTACCTCGTCTGTTTCAACTCCGTCCAAAGTAGAAAACCTAAATGCTGAGTTCTCTCCCTTTAAGCGAATAAACAGTTTCTGAAACCAATTCTTTCCACGAGGAGTGCTAATCAAGTAAGTTCTTGTGTTCCTTGATTTCGCAATTGTCAAAGGATAAATGTATTGGTAATAAACTCTCTCTGGGATAAGTGCTGCTTCGTCCAATATACATAAATCTAATTCTTCTCCCAGTAATGACATAGGCTCAGAAGTAGACTTACATTGTATCCATACGCTTTCGGCTACCTTTAACTGGTAAGGTCTGCCAGTACCACCTGAAATATATTGTGCGAATGATTTATCAAACGCTAAAATGAATCTCGTTATGTATTCAAATACCTTTCCTGTAAGTTCGTAAGAAGGTGCTACTATCCAACATTTAAAAGATGCTTTCTCCCCTACTCCAATTTGTTTAAGTGCCTTTAAAAGTTCATAGACTGCGATAAATCCCATCACTGCTGACTTACCAAAACGCCTTCCAGCACAAACAATTACCTCCCTATTTTGGCAACTGATTATCTCCTTCTGTTTCTCGTGGGGAAACCACGCTATCTTCTGGCAAAGTTTCTCTTGTTGTTGATTCATCATGACCAAATATTTCGTCTAAATTACCCATTAAACCCATTATCTTACTTTTCTGGGCTGGGTACCTATCGTTTAATTTAAGGGTCTCTATACTTGCCTTCAACCTATTGTCCTTGTCTTCGTTATCTGCTCCTGCTAAATCGTAAAGTGTTTGAAGTGCTCTTTCGTCATCTGCGTACTTCGCTTTCAGTTCTCCCCATCCTTTGCTCTTGGTAATGCTCTGGGCTCGGTTGGCAGTATTTAAACTCCCCCCTGCCTCTAAAATCAAGTCTTTCATTACCACCCTCTCTCCTTTTTGTATCTTCTCTAATTTCTTTTTGAAGACTGTTTTTTGTAAATCTGTTGCCATTCGTTTATTTTCTTAATAACGTACTCTACCTCCTTGTTCTCCAGTGTCTCGTTGCAAGGCAACCTTAATGAAATTCTTTCAAATGTTTCTACGTTAGAAGACTTCTTGATTGGAAATGGATACTCGTTCTTTAAAGTCTCAATTCCATTTTTCTTTAAGTAATTGTATAAGTCGTCTCTCCCTAACACTGCGATAATATAGTCTTGGTAGATGTCTCTTGTTCTATCGGTGTAGATAATGTCTCGGTTAATACCCTTGTCGTACATCATTGCTATTTCCTTTCTTCTCTTAAGAGTCTCTCTCAAATATTTAAATTTGACATTTAAAATAGCACACTGTAAGTTGTCTATTCTGTGGTTGCCACCCCATTCGGTGTTGCTGTCCTTGAAGTGGTTGCGATACTCTAAACACCATTTATAAAACTTCTCGTCATTGGTTGTGATAGCACCTGCGTCTCCTGCACATCCTAATATCTTAGCTGGATAAAAACTCCAACATTGTGCGAAAGTCTTTGGATTCTTAACTGCCCCTAAAGCCTGACAAGCATCTTCAATTACTATCTTGGTATCTGGTAACTCGGACAACTCTCCTGCTATGTGGGCTACTATCCCAACCTCTGCTTTACCTTTAAACACTGGCTTTGACCCTGCGTTGATTACAGCTCCTACTGTGGATTTAAATGTGTAGTATGGGCATAGCACCTTCTTTGGCTTTAAGTATTTGATACACATCAATATTGCATCTGTACCTGAACTTACTCCAATGGCGTACTTTGTACCAACGAACTTGGCTAAACTCTTTTCAAACTTCTCGGTATCCCCTCTAAGAATTAAATCTCCTGCTGTTAAAACTCGGTCAATCTCTTTTAAGATTTCTTTATGAATTTTCTTGTATTGTTTAGATGGATTAAAGAATTTAATCATAAGATATAGAATTGTCCATTTTTCTTGGCTCTACTTTTTTCTTCTTCAGTCATCAACTCTTCCTCTAATTTTTCTCCTTCTTTAGCACCTGTAATCTTAACTGGGTAATTTCCGAATAACTCTTCTGCTACTGCGGTAATATACCTTTGTTCTCCCATATCCAGTATCAGTGTCTGCCCTGGCTTACCTTTCTTGCCTGCCTCAATTACTAACTTGACTGCGTCTGGGATAGTCATAAAATATCTTTTCATTTCTGGGTCGGTGATAGTTATAGGTTTGTTATTCTTTACTTGCCTCTCCCAAATTGGTAATACGCTTCCACGACTTCCTAATACGTTCCCAAACCTTACAACAACACCACCTGCACGCTTTACCATTATCTCTCCTAGAAGTTTTGTTGTTCCCATAAGAGATGTTGGGTTTACCGCTTTGTCGGTGCTTATGAAGACGAGTTTTGATTTGTACTTTTCGCATAATTTTATAATATTTAAAGTTCCTATTACGTTAGTGAGAACAATCTCCTCCATGTGTTCTCTTTCAAAATTGGAAAGATGCTTATAAGCTGCTGCATGATAAACTATCTTAGGTCTATACTTTTCAAATAATTCAGCTAAGCGTTCTCGGTTACGTATATTAGCTATTTCTGGGATAACTCCTTCTAAGTCAAATATCCCACTTTCATCTTGGTCTATTGCTACTACATCTTTAAGTTGTCTACATAGTTCAGAGCCTATACTCCCTGCTGCCCCTATAACAAAGTTATGCGTCAATTTCATAATAATGTTTAGACTTTTCCCACTGCTTCTTAGTCATAGTCTTATATAATTTCCTTTTAGATTTTTTGCTAGATGTTTTAATGGTTCTTTTTCCCATGATTGTAAATTATGTGTAAATCCTAAAAATCCAGATGCTCCAGTACCAACTACATTTATTTTAATTCCCTGTAACCAAGCATCTCTGATTTGTTCCAAGCACCTATAGTTAATAAATACTGCTCCTGAATAACAATAAGGTTTCTTTCCTGCAATTGCTAACCCTGTGGCTACGCCTATCATATTTTGTTCTGCTATACCGCAGTTAATAAACTGTCCTGGTAATTCTCTAGCGAAGTCTTCGCAAAAAGAAAATCCTAAGTCTCCTACTAAAAGGATAATATCTGAATCCTTACGAGCCTTTTTCAGAATCCATTGAAAGAATTGCTTCCGAGTATCCTTTTTCATCTAAGTTATAATAATGATTTTTATACCCCATATTCTCTATAAACTTACATCCTTTACCCTTAATAGTCTTGGCGATAACGACCAGTGGGGTTCTGCCCCTTAACGCCTTCTTAAGCTTCCTGACGTTGTGTCCATCGCAAACCTTGGTATTCCACCCAAATGCCTTAAACTTCGCTTGTAGAGGCTCTAGTGAGCTTATAGACTCGGTAGACCCTAATGCCTGCAGTCCATTACGGTCAACTACCACCTTTAATGGTAAGCCGTGATGAGCCGCAAACATTAATGCCTCCCAAGTCTGCCCTTCCTGCAGTTCTCCGTCTGATAAAAGCACATAAACAAGTTTTCCTGTAAGAGCAATGCCACAAGCTACGCTAAGTCCCTGACCTAAACTTCCGCCTGACCAGACTAGTCCTCCTTCCTTAGATGGTAACGGATGTTCTCTTAATAACTCAATAGCCTTGTTAGTGTCGAATCTCATACAATAATAAGCTCCGACACCACTTGCTTTTGAGAATATAAACTCAGAATCTTCTTCTGGAATACGAACATCGTCTATTGCCTCTAAGATTTCAACACAGGACAGAGCACTACCTATGTGGCAGGCATGAGCCTTGTACGACACTTCAATTATCTTTTGGCGAATATTCATATTACCAATCTTTAAACGGAATTACGCTTTCTTCTTTCTTAGGCTCGACTGGCTCCGTAATTACTTCCCACTCGTATTCTGCGTTCAAATCCAACTTCGTACGCACATCCACTGGAATGTATATACAATAGCCGTTTCCTTGTTTACTTGGTTTAGCTTTAAATTTCATAATTACGTTCGTACAAGTTATAACTGTTCGTACGGAACAGTACGTACTTGTCTATTTTCCTAGTTTTCTGTGAGTGGGGTATATATATAATATCCCTTTCCTATTGTTGCCTATACTCCCCCCCCGTCTATACGTTCCCCTCTATAATCCCCTCTATAATACGCCTATAATCAAGCCGTGCCGTGCCTATACTATTTTGTGTTTATGGTTGTGTGTGTGAGAGATATCTAACTTGCACCAATCTTTCTATCTCTTTTTATATGTTATCTATTCTTTTATATTCTATATCTCTATTATGTTTATCTACTTGTTTACTATGTATTGCTTTACGCCTTGATTGGCGTGGGGTTTATATCAACTATCTTTATTCTGTTGCGTTGTAGGGCTTTATAATGCGTTGAAATATGGCTTGTATATGTATATATATGTAAATTATAGCTTGATGTCTTTAAATAGCGTTTCTGTTGTTGTTGGCATTTTATATTGAAATTATGCTATGTGCATAACTTTACTTGTTTGCCTATTGACACGGGTTTATGCTATATGATAAGATTGAATTGCAAGGGTAAAACATTATTAAAACTACTCTTGCTAAAATAATATGGAAAAAATAATAAGATTAGATTTATCAAACATAAAAGATTTGATTAAATCAGAAACAATAAAAGAAAAAATGGAAAACAATGGTTGGGCTTTTATTGAAACAAAACAAGTTGGGGTTGATGTTTTTGAAAGTAAATATTCTAAAAATGAAAACTAATATAAAACACTTATCATTTGCATTAGAAAACATTAAAAGATATAAGAGCCGTAAGTTTAGACAAAAGGTCGGGGCTGTCTTGTATCATATAGGGGAAGCATTGACGGCATTAGCTATCTTTGCTTTAGGGGCTTTGTGGTTTAGTATAATAAATTAAAAATAAAACTATGAGAAATCTAACATCTAAACAAAAGAAAATGTTAAAAGAATGGTTTGTTAAAAATTATGATGGCGGTTGTATGTTTGATATGGCGGACAAAATTGACGCTGAATTATACAATAAAATTGATGATATTAATCCTTGCGAGGTGTTTCACCAAAATGTCAATCACTATTTAGAAGAATTAGTCAATAATAAGTAATATAATTAAAATATAATAATATGGAATATATACAAAATAAATTATGGGATAAGGTTGAAAGTTCTAAAACTAAAATAGCAAAAAGGGTTTATAATCAACTTAATAAGGATATTTTATATGTAGTTTTAGATGGAGATGTATTTTGGTTTGAAAAAGTTTGCTCTACTTGTAAAATACCGGATTTTGTTTATGATTATGCTAAAAGGTTTTATAAGGGTTTAGGGTTTAGATATAATTATGATAATTAATATCTTTTTAGGGTAGCTCATTTGGTTGGGCTATCTTATACAGGATATTCTTTAATTGGTGGAATGTTCTTTGAAAAATGATTTACTATATAAAGAAAGTTCCCGATGTTATAAAGTCGTGGTTTATTCTTAACTTCCCGCCAGAAAATGGTTTTACTTATAGGTTTTATACTTATAAAAAGAGTAAACTATTACCTATGGAGGGGAGCAATAAGATTTATGGTTGTTTTGTAGATAAAAATGATAAATTATGGCATTATGCTACGCAAGCAGATTTTGACTGGTTTGTAGAAAATAAACAATTAAAACTATACTAATATGACAAACTACTCTTTAATAACATTAGGTGAGCTATTATCAAGCGACAATGAAACAATCAAGCGAAATGCTGTAAGTATATTGAAAGTATTGCAGAAAAAATACCTCTCTCCTTCTTGCAAAAGTTGTGATAAGTGTGGTAGAGGAATGACAGATTTGGAATATGTAAACAATGATGGAATATGTGATTTACACCGTTAGTCAATCAAGCGTAAACAACGCTTTACCAACTAACCCGTTTAATACCAATTACGGGTTTTTTGTTTGAAATTATCAATGGGCTACTAAATGAATAATGGTGATAACGGCAAAATCAGGAAAATCCCACATAACCGAGCTTATCAACTTTTAGCGGGTTTGGCTCAAAAACACAACAATTTCCTAAAATCACAACAGAAATCACAACAAAATCCATCTTTCAACCTGAAAATCACAACGATTTCTACTTTTCACTTACAGCGGGTTCCACCGTTTCTTTTTTTGCTTCCTTTTCTTTACTCTGAGCTTCTTTTTCCACTATTTCTTGGAACTTTTTATTGATATCCTGTGTCTTCTGGACACTCTTTTGCATAACTCTTAATATATCGTCATACACTTCTAGTATGTTCTTTAAATTCTCCTGTTGGAGTTCTTGCTTGCGTGAAGAAAAATATTCTTGATTATACATAATTTTTTAAATAATTTAACCAATAATTTCTATTATAATTTGTTTTAGTATGGCATTTTTTACAAAGAGTGATAAGATTGTCCGAATTACAGTTATTTTTATTATAATCTATATGATGTACCGAAAATGCGTAATCTCCTTGTTTATCTCCACATAATTGACAAGTGTAACTATCTCTTTCTCTAATAGATTGCCTCAAGGTTCTTGTCCAATCTATACTATATGGTTCAAATGATTTTCCACCTTTCCAATTCCAATGCTTTTCCAAGGGTTTAAATCCATTTTCACGGTGTGGTTTTCTTATACCAAGTCTATATTGCTCTCTAATTATATCCCCCATTTTTTTACGAGTTTCTTCGGTAAAGTTTCTTCCCTTAGAAGCAATACCTATCCTAATCCTATGTTTTTCTGTAAACGGAGGCTTTTTCTTTCCCTTTAAAGCAAAGCTTAGTTTTTCTTTAGTTTCTTGAGACAAATGTCTTCCTTTCATCCACTTACCAACACCAACCATCCTCTGTGTTTCTTTCAATTTCTTTATTCTACTTTCAGAAAATCTACCTTTCATTCTCCTATTATTTTCACTTATGTACGAGCACTTTTTACCTTTGTTCCAAGGCGTATATCCTTTTACAAAGGTTGTCATATACTTTTTGCCGTTGGTACAGCGTGTTTATTAATTAATTTATAAAGTTCCTCTAAGGCAATAACATCTTCTTTGTTGTGGGTTAGGATATAATCTAGGCTCTTTTTGTCGCCTGACAGGGCTTTAATCCATATATTTGGCTCTAATCTGTGTCCTTTGCTTGGTATATTGAAGAAAGTACACGCTGACTCTAATCTATTTGAATGTAATTTGAACTTATATTTTAATATCGGATAAGTATCTGTGCCTTTAATCTCCTTTTGGAGTGGGAAATCTAATCCCCAATAAACACAACGAGTTCTTAGTACTGGAATATCAAACTTGTCCCCATAATGATACACGAGCCTGTCAAATCTTCTCATATCTTCCACACATTGCTTCAATAAATCTCTGTCAAATGTCCCATCTTTCATCTCCTTGTCGGTAATAACTCTGCTTAGTATCTTTCCATCTTGTTCTTTAATACAATATGATAATACTATTGCGAAATCTGCCTGTAATCCTGAGCTCTCAATATCTAGGTATCCTATTCTCTCACCTTTCTTTCTGTCTTGCTCATAGCATTCTGGGTGGCTCAAACCATTGTGTCTGTGGATACATCTAAATCCTAATCTGTCTAATAGCTCGTCCTTCTTTAAAGTACGGAAGTTTATCATTTCTTTTTTAAAATCTCATATAAATAACCCTGTGCATTGAAGATAACTCCACATAAAGCATCTTCTAAACCATCTCGGCTTTCTTGACCTCTATGTTCTAACCACCAGTCCATAAAATGTCTAAACCCTGACTTCATATATGTATCAATGGGCATTCCTTTCTGCCAGTTATCTGAATCTCTTAATGTCCCATCTTCAAGAATCCTATGCTTTTGCATATACTCGGCAAACCTTTTAACAACAATGGGAGAATAAAAACCCTCATAATCTAACTTACCTTCTTCTGAATTCCTATTTGCACCTGTTTTAAATAATCTATTTTTCATAGTGCTTATATACACCAACAGACCATACAAAGATGGCTGGGTGTTCTTTAAGGACAGTTAAAATAACTTCCTTCTGGTTTATCCATTATCTTATTATACTAAAAACCTTGTCAAGCGTTATCCTAATTGTGTTAGGACTTATCTTCATTTCTCTACATATCTGTCTATGACTATATCCAAACTCTATTAACTCCATAATTTTTCTCTCTTTCTGGGTCAATTTGGTTAGTGCCTCGTCTATAACAGCCCTATCTTCCATCTGTTTGGCTTGTTTACCTTCATCTGAGATGTCAAAACCTTGTTCTTTGTATATAATTTTGCTCATAAAAAAACACTCATCAACTTGAGTGCTTTCGTAAAAGCCGTAGGTCACACTTCGTAAAGCGGTTGCCTCTCTTATTAAATTGTGCGATTAATTAATAAACTTTTGGTACAGCTCCCAACCCTCTTGGGTTAAACGAGCCATTATTTTTGTTTTATCTTTGCATTCACAACATATAGTTTCAACCTCGCAACCTATTGTAACCCCACATATTTTAATCAGTGGCTTATTACACACAGGACAGTTAATAATATGCTTGTGTTCTTGACTCATTCTAATTCTTTCATCAGTTTGATTATAGAATCTCTCCTTGAAACTGATGTATAATGTAATTTTTCTAATTCGTCATAACGCTTCCTTCCTAATTTATTAATCATATAACGCTGATATTCTCCTTGTTTCTCATTCTCCCATTTAAAGTGTGTTCCTGAGCAGAAACAATCAGCATTATCTAGCTCGTATCGTGTAGAACTACAACTCCTGCCCCAAAAATGACTACATTGAAGTACAAATCGGCTATTCTCTAACTCTTCTCCTTTCTTGTTCTTACAATACGGACAGTTTGGTCTTTGGCAAACGCCAACACTCCTAACCTTCTCGCTGAACTTCTTATCGGCTAATTTGGAATTCCAAATCTTCTTCATTTTGAACTATTGATTAAGTCTATAACTTGGTCTTTTTTAACAACTCTTTCATACCCCGCACCATTTTGGTCTCCCTCCCATAATAGTCTTTTAGTCTTTAACCCCTCTATATCTTTCACCAAACCTACCTTATAATTATTAGCCGTTGTAGCGTCCATCTCTGCTTGTATTCTTGCACCTTCTTCGTAGCTTTTACTGTGCTGGGCTGATAGGAGGTTGCGGATAAAGTCTTTTAAGTCTTTTTCTGTTTTGTCGCACATCTTTTGTAGCAGTTTTGCCTTTTCCCAATCACCCACTTCATTCGGCGTTACCTTTAGATTAGTCAAATACCAAAAGTTAAAATCAAAATCTTCCTCCCAACACTCTATGTTTTTATTGGGGAATTTATCTACATACTTACTACACTCAAAACTATGACCTTCTTCAAATTGACACTCTTTACACTTCTCTATGTTTTTATTGGGGGTGGTTAGATTACACATTACACAAACTCCTTTTTCATCTAATGAATTTTCCCAATAAATATTACCACACTCTTTGCACTTAACCTCTTTTGTTTCTTGGGGAATAATTGCTTTTACAAACGCTTTGTGGGCTATTTTGCCCCAGTTTTCTCTAATTTGTTTTTTAGTTATTTTTTTCATTTGGTAGTGGTAGGGGTTACCTTGTTAATTTCCACTAATAGCTTATAAGCCGCCTCGGCTGGTGTTGCTCCCCTTTGTCCTTGTTTATATGGGCTGTTCCACCTATTAGGAGTGGCACACCAAACTAATCCAGGGTGTTTTGGGTTCTCGCTATGTAATGTTAGCTTCCTAATTCTGTTCCCTAACTGTTCTAATATCTTTTCTAAGTCGTCTGGTGGCGGGACTATAATGTAGTTGAAATTGCTTCCTTGATATGTATGATTTGTTTTCATCTTCCTCCTTCTTTAATAATATTCCTCAGAGAGAGTGGGCTGGGTTCTGCACTGGCTATTTAACTGATAACTTATTCTTCTTGACCGCACCAAATACGAATAAGTGTCGCTTTGGCATTGGTTCAGTAGCATATGCAACGCTGGATTTTTTCAGTGCAGATTTCAACCCGCTCTCCCTACTTGGGGTTAGGTTTCTACAATAGGATTAAATTCGTTTTCTTTAAAACCAAAAGTCCACGCCTTTGCTTGTAATGCGGTTTTCATATTCGGTGGCACTCTTAATAAATAATTTCTATCAGTTGAAGCGTCTTTAACCGAAAGTAAAACTATGTCCTCATCCCCTTGAAGTTTTATTTTCAGCAATTCTCCTATTGTGCTTTTATCTATTATTTCAGGTTTAGCCAAATCAACAAACCTTTCAAATCCTATTTTTTCTATTAAAACTCTACGCACTTCAGCATTTTTTTCTTCTAATACTTGTGAAGCAGTTAGTTTATTAGGAGATTTTAATGCAAGATAAATTCTTTCTACGTTATCAAATAATTGCTTATTCCAATCTTTATCAACATAATTTCCGTATTCGGCTTCTGGAAGTTCTATTGTTTCTTTAATGTCAAAATAATCACTTTTACCTAATCCTTCGTGCCAAGGAGATGGGCAGGAGCAACCAGATGTTCCATCCCAAATGAATTTTCCTTTATTAGAAACCCCCATTCGGCTCATACTAAACTCATACGATAAATCAGGTTCGTCAAACTCTACAAACCATATAAACTGTTCTTCATCTATATTTTCTTTAACAGACCATTTCTCAAAATTATCTGCTATGTACTTTATTTTTTTAGTTAATTCTTCATTAATCAATAACATATTCTATTGCTTTTGGAGTATATGCTCTTTGTCTGATAATCGCATATTTGCCATCAGTAAAATTAATAGTTTTGTGTTCTTCGTGGACTAAATTTGCCGACCCTATAACTTCAAAAAATCTTTCTCCACTTTCATTCTCATAAACATCCAAGACACTTTTTACGCCCTTTTTTAATTTATGAGAATGCCCCGTAGCTTCACCTCTTAATACTTCAAATTCGTTTGGGTTATCAAGCCATTTCTTTATTACCCTATTCCCATTAAATTCGCTTACCTCTATAATTAACAAATCTCCTTGTCTATATTGGTTCATATCTATTTTATTTTAGTTTCTTTTTGCTTATTGGGGGACTAAATTTATATCACTTTCTACTTCGTTTCCCCAGACATCCCAGCCTTCTGTTTTTTGTCGGGCAAAGAGTTCTATTTTGTTTTGTGTTGAAAACATTTGCTCAATTCTTTTTCTTATTTCTTCTTTTTCCATATTTTTTTATATATTACTTTTTAATATCTAGCTACTAATCCTTTTCTTTTAATCTATCCGCAAAATCTATTTCCTCATCAGTAGCGTATTTCACAACTTCTGTTGCCACGAAGTCCCTACCTTGCCTTTTAATAATGCTTCTAAGTGCAAATAAATCTTCTTCTGCCGTTCTTTCATCAACTTCCTGCTCCATTACCCAGTTTTCCATTTTATTATCTTCCTCTCCGTGCATATTATTTGTGACGGAAAAGGTTAAATAGTAATCTTCTGCTTCTTTGTATGTTTTGAAGTGCATAGTTTTGTTAATCTACTTCTATTTTATAAACACTATCTAAATCTTCTTTAGAAATCTCTGTCCTAACATATCTGCCACTACGCTTTATGTCTTCATAAATCTTATCTCCTGAAGCATTAGCCCAATAGTCTTCTATTGTCTTATGGGTTAAACCTAGCTCGTCTTTTTTCACGGTTTGAAGATATACACTTGCGTTCCATAGCCTGGGATTTGCTCTATAGGACACTTCTGTATATCTTTAGCTTTAATACATTTAATTTGTGTTATATTTCCGTATGTTAGGTCTATAAGTCCATCTAAGTCTGCTCTTGCATCTACTAATTGCTTATTAAGACCTACATAAATATCTCCTGGCTGACCTCCATAAATCTCCCAGTAGTGAAACAAGGGAGTTTTAATATGCATCCTAGTTGAATTACGAATTTTCTTTTGGGAATTCTTCATTTTTCCAATCTATTAATTCGTTTAACATATTATGATTTGACTTTGCTACTCTATCTATCTCTTGAAGCAGTAGCATCATCTCTGTAGCTATCTTTACCTTCTCTTGTGGCTCTGATAATGACTTGGAAACTCCCTGTGCTTCTGGTGGAACATAAGGATTAGGGGTGCTTGCTGGTCTTGGTTTATGATTCTTCCAGTTATTACACCCAATTTTTCCTGACATAAATTGAATTATTTTACCTTCTGGACATTGTTTACATCTTTGTCCAATGTCTGCTGATGTATATGACATAATTTCTCATATATTATTAATATTTTTGCGATTTCTCCATCCACCCATTGCTGTGGTGGTTTTTTAACCTTTCCTATTTCCTTTAAGTAAGCCTTATTGCCTTCTATGACTGGCTGTACTATATGAAATGGAAGGTTGTATAGATAGGCGTACCAACGAGCCTGGTATTCTTGACTACGAGAAGCCCTTTCTTTTAGTTTATCAGATGTCTTTATTTCAATGCCGTGGTCTTTTCCTATTGCATCTGCTTTAGCTGATATTACTATTTCTCCGAATTGCTTCTCTATCTTTACTTCCGTCTGGTAGCCTATAGTTTTAAGGTGCTCTTCTAACCAGGCGTGTTTTAGTGTTCCTAGGCACATCCTCCAAGCTTCCTGAACTGTTGGTTGCTTCCTGTTAAGGTAATCTTCTATCTTTGTCCAACCTGCCAATAAGTAATAAAGCTCTGAAGGTGAAAATCTATTTATCACTCTCTCCCTTGGAGTGCCAATTAAGTAATCTGTGATGTCTATCATTACATTGGTAATACGGCCATACCCTCGTCTCCTTCTTCTAATAGAGGATACTTCTCGTATAATTCATCTGTTAATTCAAATGTTTTATCTTTAATCATTTTAATCAAGGCGTCATAGTCTTCTTTTGATATTTTACTACCCTGAAACATAACACATTGAGAGCTGAAGAATGAAAGTGCTGAAATCCTTTTATCCTTTTGTGCGAAATTATCTTTTTCTATTTTTGTGTATTGTTTCATATAATTTAGAAATAGAGATTCAATTTGGATTTGATGAGGTAGGTTGCCCTTGCAAATCAGTCCGAATTAAACCCCCATTTCTGCAACCTACAAACTTGTTGGCGATTGTTGTGCCAAATCTTCTTCTACTGCCTTTAAGTCAACTTCACCTTCTTGGACTTCTGTGTCCTTTGGGCTTTCTACTTGGAAGGCATCTGCTACTGCTTTATCTTCTGTTGTTTCGTCTGGAGCATTCTCATTAACCCAATCTGTCTTTATCTGGTCTTCTACTTCTTGCTTGACTTCTTCTGCTCTTGAATCATCACAGGCACACTTTGTGTAATGGTCTTCCAACTCCTTTAATAAGTCTCTTATCTCTTTAATTAATTTACTTTGTAACCTTAATGCTTTTTGAAGATTGTCTATTACTGTCATATTTGTTTAATTCGGCTTGGATAAATTCCTTGCCTTTTAATTCTATTATTTTTTGAACCGACCTTTGCATATTTCTTTCTGTTTCTATGTCGTAGTTTCGGTAAAAACATTTCTGACATAAACCATTACGAAACATATCGTCAACATCTGGATAACATTTTTTACAAGTTTTGCATTTCATATTCTTATACATTAATTATATTCTCCGTGTCTATGCCTGTCAAGCCCTGTTTATTCACAGCTAATTTTTCCACTTTCATATATACATTATATAGTTGTTGTGCAGAAATTGGATTTCCTTTAAGGTCTAAAAACATCTTCTTTGATGCTATGGTCTTAAAAGATTCAGCAGGGTGTTCTGTGCGATACCTATGTATCTCTATACCTCTTGCGTCTAAGATTTGCTTTTGTGCTTTATTTTGTGACATATTGTTTTTTCCCAGAATTACTATTATACTTATATTATACACCCCCATAAATCTGTGTCAAGCCCTGACTTATCAACAAGTGTACAGTATACAGTTAAGTGTAACAAAAAACACCAATCACTTGGTGCTCTTTAAATCTATATCACTTTCTACTTCGTTGCCCCAAACATCCCAACCTTCTGTTTTCTGTCGTGCAAAGAGTTCTATTCGTGGTAAATCGCCACACAATTTGACAATCATATCTCTTATCTCGTCTGGCTTCCTACTATGTTCTCTGACCTGCGAAACGACTAAATTTCTTACCGATTTTGATATTCTTTTAGGATGTCCTTTTGTGGCTATCAAACATATTTCAGGGTTTGCTCGTGTCCAATAACCTAATCCAAAGTGATATTTATTATTTTTTGTAGTTTTAGCCCAAGTAAATCCAACAGTTGCATATTTGAAACCCCACGCTTTTAGAACTTCAAATGATATTTCCAAAGTCGGATATGTTACCCATAAAAATAAAATGCAGTTATCATCAGCCAATTCACTAATGGGGAGATTTTTAATCCAATTTAAATCTTGGCAATCATAGTGTTGAGCAGGTGATTTTTTTCCTGACTTGTTGACACTCCAACCAATAAACTTCCAAGGTGGGTCTGCATATATTATTTGATATTTCTTCATATTACTTTCTATAAGGTTGCTTCTTCCAACACTTGTCGCACAATACTCCATCATCTAAAATGGCAACCTCGCTAGTTTCTTTTAATTTGCATTTGCATTTAAGACAAATAATCTGTTTCATTTTATTTTATAACTTCCGTCTTTTTGTTCCTCTAAGACAGGAATCTCAAATGGATTTTCTTTTAACCATCTTTTCATTTTTGCAAAATTCGCTGCTTTTTTTATTTTACTTAGCTTTTTCATAATTTTCCTCTATTCACTATTTAAATAATTTGAATAATTCATTATATATTATATCACCAGAACCCTGATTACGCCCCCCCCTCCCCCCGTTCGTTTTAAGAATTAGGTTGGTGTCTGATGATTATTATATCACCGTCACCCTGACTGCATTTAAGGCATTGCAGTAGCCCACGCCCCAATACTGTTTAAAGTCCGTATTGAGTGTTAACCCCCCGAGACTGTTCCGAAATGGCTTTTAACCTTTTGACAACTCGTGTCGTATGTCTATCGTAGACATAGAAAAGGTGACCTATCGCTAAACAAATCACCTTCTCTATATTAGCGATATATTTATTAAATTGTACTCCTTATTCTATTATAGCACAAGTATTGCTTTTTGCTACCCACTATGCTATCATACTGTGTGTAATATATTTTAGTATATTACGGCATCACAGTAACCAGCAGAAAGTCAAGTTCTCTAACTTCAATTCGCTGGAAGCTCTTTAAACATAAAAGGTCTTTCTCCGCCTTTTTGCCTCTTCGTGAAGAAGAGGTTTTTCTATTTATTGAGCTGGTGTCTCAACTGGAGTTTCTACGACTTCTTCTGCTGTAGTTTCTTCAACATTCTCTGATGCTGGTTCTACAATAACTTCTGTATCCATTGGGTTTTTGAAATTTATTCTATCTTTATATTCTGCGACCTTTGCTTTATTATATTGACCTACTGGTCTAATGTATCCACATACTCTGGAGTAAACTTCACATTTCTGAAACTTTTTCAACGTTTTATCGGAGTCAAAGCATTTATCACATCTAGTCACCCAATACTCTTTTTCGTCTTTTAGAAATTTAAGTTGTTTTCCTCCCGCTAGTTCAAGTCCTTGACCTAAGTCAACCTCTTGTATTTCCACATCACACAAATCGCAATGTTGCATATTTTTTCATATAGGAAAGGGCAGTGTACGAAACCGCCCATCCCCCGTTTTATTAATTATAATGCGTCTACGGGCTCTACAATGCCCTGTGGCACGTCCAGTGAGACTGGTATCCCTTGTTCCAACTCCATCCTAACATTTCTATTTGGTCTTTAGTAGAATGTATATCTAACGGTCTTGTCATAAAACCTAATTCTTTAATTCTTTCGTTGTTCCAATAAGTCCAAGTAGATGGCATATATTGTAGGATGCCCACCTCACCTGCTTTACCTATCGCTGTGTACTCAAAACTACTCTCACACCAAGAGGTTCTAAGTACTTGCGATTCATCTAATCCATATTTTTTAGCTGCGAAGACTAAAGCCAATTTTACTTCTTCAGGGGTCGGAGTTTCAGAAAGAGACTCTATCGGGTTTAACTGAAATTGCAATGTTTCATCTTCGTCACTAAGAATTTTAATCGGAATTGCGAAGCCTAGAACGACTAGTGTTGCCAGCACCATCACGAGAATCGCTATCCTAACTGTTTTCCCAAATTCATATTATTTAATTATATTACTTACAAAATTCTTTGCAAGTATAGTTTATACACACCCTATTTTGCTATAGCTGCTCTTGTTGTAGCTAATCCTGTTGCACCGAGTAATCCATATAATATTGTTGCTATCTCTGCAGTTATGTATCCTAAGTATTGTGCGACTGCAACTATGCCGACTAATACGGCTACTATGTAGGTTTTTTTCCCACTTAAATATTCTATTACGTTCATTGTTTATTCCTTGTTAAGAAAGATACTAATAGTGCATTGAAAGTTATAAACACGATTAGTAGTCCTGCATAAGCAAGGGCTAATTCTTCTAAACTCATTTTAATATCCTCTGACACTTAATAATTTATATCTGTTATTTCCCATTACTACATTGTTGGTAGTTATCTTTTGTGTTATTCCGCCACAATCCACATCCCATAAATAAAGATTTCCAGCGTCATCTGCTATTAGGTTAGCGTAGTGTAGATATTTAACAGTTCCTCCGTTGGCTGCATATACTTCGCAATAAACTGTTGCACAAGTATTTATCCTAAAGAAAAGAGAACATAGCGTACTCATTAAGTTAGACCTGTTGTCGCAGTCAAACAATTCTTCTTGCCACTGAAAGTTCTGTGCTATTGGATTTAGTACCTCTAAAATCTTTAACCAATTATCCCACGAAGTGTAGTGATAATAATTATCCAATGTAGTAAAAGTAATTTTAGGGTCTAAGTTGTTTAAAGGAATAGTAAATCCTGTTTCGTTTTTCTCTGCGGTAGTAAATTCACTAACAGCTTCTCTGATGTATTTAGTTCCTAGTATAGTCATTAGACTACCTATTTTGCGTTTTATACTATTGATTTGTAATGTGTTATCCATAAAAATGTAGGCACGCCAGAGATAATCTCTGTCCTACGCATAGGAGAATGATAAATCCCCAGCGTGCCGTATGTTAGAAAGCTACAATGATTTGTGTTTCGTGTCCATTTGTTCTGTAAAACATTTCTTTCAGATTTGCTTTAAAGAACGGGCAAGATGTTACTTGAAAAAATATCTTACAATCTTGTTCTATCTCTATCTTACGACCCACCAATTGGCAGTTCTTCGCTTCCTGGCACCACTCGCACAGGTCTTTCATCTAGACCTCCTTTATAGTAGTGACACCTGAGTATCACTGCTTCTACATTGGTCTTAATCATTGACCTAATCATATATCCGAATGTATTGCACCTTTTCACATCCTTACACCTAAGACAAAGTGTTTTATCTCTTACATTTTCAAAGTCATCTATTTCAACTGATGTCAGTCCGTGTCTTTCCACTCTCTTCATCTTTCACCTCCCTGTATTGTACTTCTACTGGCTTATAACCAGCACAATACTTGTTATCCTCGTGAGGAATGCATACTCTGCAATCTCCCCAACCTGGTCTGTGAACCTTCGTACTATTCACCAGATATCTGAGACACACTTTCATTGCTACCTCCTTTAATACTTCTTGAAAAATAAATTAGTTATAAAAGAAACTACTACTCCAGCTACTATTCCTATTATTGTAGCTTTTCCTTTCATTTGGTCTAAATCTGTTTCTACGTTGTTTGTCCTGTCTTCCAGTTTATTCGTTCTGCCATTTGCGACATCAAGTCTTTGATTTATCGCATCAACTTTGCCTTCTAATCTACCAATGGCTTGGCAGATTTGATTTAACTGGTCTGTCATATACCAAAATATAAATGTAAAATTAAATATATAAATAATAATCCTAATCCTATAATTCCAGTATTTTTACGCCAACCTTTTAATTCGTAAAATAACTGACTTATGGTTTTGTTGGTTTGTTTTATTGATATTAACTCTCCTATTCCTATTACTCCTGCTATTGCTATTATTAGCCACATAAAGAAAGTAAAATCTACTATCAAAAACACTAATGCTAATAAGGCAATTGCTCCTGTTACTTCTAGTGTTTTAAATACTGTTTTATTCATCTGGTGTTGGTTCTGGTGTTGGTTCTATTATTGTTATTGTGCCATCTTCATTTGCTGTAAATTCTTTAGGTGCAACAAGTGGTACATAATTTGGGTCTGCTTTTGCCATCAATGTTTGTAAGTCTACTGACAATTCAAACAACTTATAAGCATCTGAACCGAATTGGTCTAGGATAGTCTGGGTATCAAATTCGGAGTTCCAAATCTTATCCCATAAGACTTTGTGAACCACCTTAACAGACTCTAGTAAGTTCGTGTTCCTTTTTTTGATAGTCTCAACGTGAGTGTCTAAACTTGTTATTGGTTGTGTTTCTTCGTAAAATATTGACATATTATTATTTGTTAATTATTAAATTACCTTGTTGTTATGGCTGTAATAATTCCACCCTTAGTGGTGATACTTGAAACGGTTCCGGCTGCCGAACCATCAAAATTATATGTCCCATCTGCCACAGGGTCTGTTCCGCCAGCTTTATACTTAGGGCTATCAACAAAACCAGTTCCGCCAAGCAAGATTGTTTCGTTGTCAGTCATTTTTATATCATCCGAGAACTGGAAGTAATCTTCATCTTCCATCCACAATAGTTGTCCGACATTAGTCGCCCCGATTCCAAAGTTCAAGGTTATATCAGTTGTCGTTGGGTTGGCACTGGCAATGTTAATTACCCCGTTGGCGTTGGAAGAAACAAGCACGTCTTGGTCTTCACCTAGTTGTAGTCCTGAAGTATCGGAATCAATTATCGCATTACCTTCAAGGTAGAGTGTTTTGAATAACAAAGATGAGGTTCCGAGGTCTATATCATTAGTGGTGACTGGGGCTAAAATTCCATCTGTCAGTTTGATTTGTGAGGTTGAACCTATGTAAAAGTTTATACCATCGGTTCCAGAATAAAGGTTTATTCCGTTGGCTGCACCAACCCTGTTAGACCTAATATCAAGAGCTGACCCAGTAAATTGCATACCAGCATCGTCAGCGTCACCGACAGAAATATACTTATTATCCGTAGATACTTTTATCTGACCCTCGGTAACAACGAGGTCACGTCCTCTAAAATAATAATTACCAGTGTCGGCTGTTTCTCCGAAATACAAATCAGTGCCTGAAGCTAAATTGATAACCCCAGCTACCGTTCCACTACTAGGAGTAAATAATAATCTTCCCCACGCTTCACCCCCACCGGAATAGAACCGCATATATTCGGTGTTAAGAATATTGAATCTAATCGTGCTTCCCTCAAGAACTGTTCGTGAACCGTATGGTGAGGAATATGAACCATAAATAATTGTTCCAAGTTCACCAGAAGCTGAACCGTCTTTTGTTTCAATAACATTTACTTCGGTTGGAGTTCCTGGACCCACCACCTTACCATCCACCCAGTCATCGTCGGTGATACCAGAAATTGTTCCGTTGTTGGCGTTGCTTGAACTATCTGTTAGGGTTGAGCCAGAGCCAGTATCAAAGTGATAGATACCAAGTAAGTTCGTGGCGATAGGTGTAGATGTGGAGGGGAAATTATTACCTTCAACTGCGTAATATCCATTACCTGAATTATACAAATCACTAATTTCGGCAACGGTCAATGCCCTGTTCCAAGTTGCTACTTCGTCAATGTGTCCATAAAAAGCACGATTGGCGGCACCGACGGTACTCTGTTGAGCCAACCTAACTGCTGCTGTGGTTGAAATGTTCGTGGTATCAGCATCTCCAGATGTTTCGGTATTGTTAAGATAGACATATAATGTTCCAGACCGACGAACGAACACAGCGTGATTCCAAGTGTTGTCGGTAAAAGTATTTGAACTTAATGCCGTTTTGTAATAAGGAGAACCAATTTGATAACATACACGTAACGCAATTTTATCAGCTGTGGTAGTATAAGCCGTCCAATGTCCAACGGTTGTTGTTTCGGTATTACCTTTAGTAAAGAGATTACCAAATCCTGTATCTAAAGCATTTTGATAAAACCAAAGTGAGATTGTGAAGTCACTTGTTCCAAAATCATAAGGACTTTCACTTGATATTGTCGCATACTCACCAAAATCAACACCGTTGTTATTAAATTTAACAGAATAACTTGAAGGGGATAATTCTACCCTGTTCTTAAAGTAACCAGCGTTTAAAGTATCTGTTTTTAGTATTCTTAAATATTCACTGTTTCCTGTGTCAGTCAATCTTAGTTCAGGGTCGGCTTTGGAGATTTCAAGGTTTCCTGTAAGAGGGTCATTGCTAGTATCAAGTTTAAGATAAGTTGTTCCTGCGGTTGTTGTATCAAGGTAGGCTGAACTATCCAAAGACCCATCACCCTTAACAAATTGTGATGATGTGCCTATACCTGTATTGGTTAGGTTTTTATTAGCATCAGTAAAAACAACCTTAGAAGCAGTGGCTGTGTCTAATTTTACCCCATCATAAAAAGTTACATTCTTACCACTACCAGCACCGATTAAGACAGCTGTATCTCCATTGTCTGCTTTAATGGCGATACCACTAGAAGTGCTAGCCATAACATCTACTGATTTTAATCCTCCTGAAAAAATTGGTCTTCCATTAAGAATGGTTTGAGGAGTGGTTTGGTCAAGGTGTAGTGAGAGTGGGTCGGTTTCGGTTGGTGACACTTTTTTTAAATCTTCACTTACCCTATAAATTTGTGATTGAAAACTTCGTGCTATTTTATTTAATTCAGGACTTACTAAATCTTTTACTCTTCCTTCAATTTTCCCATCAAACCCAGCCATAAAATCTTTAGAAACTTTGATTTCATTTAATGTATCGTGAAATGTTGTTTGAAGTTCTGCAATATCTTTGGCAAATTCGTCCAATGCTGTTCGGTCAATTTCTTTCTCAACCCTAGTTTCTATAATCTGTGGTTTCTCTACAACTGTTTCTTTCTCAATTTTGTTGATTATTGTGGTCGTAGGGGCAGGTATCTTACTTACAGAATCGTTTATAAGCCCCCTAATCGCCTCTGTGGTGAGAGTTTCAAGCTTGGTTGGTAGTTTATCAGTTATTCGTGTTTCGGTCTCTTGTATGGCATCCTGCAACTCTTTTTTCTTCTTTCTGCCTTTTTCTCTACCAATTTCCTTTAAAGATTCTTCGTATGCCAAAAACTCTTGGACATCTATGCCCATCTCAGTCAGTATCTTTTCTTTGCCTATTTCTAGTATTTGTTTGAGTTCTTCGTCTGTTATTTCTGGAGTATCTGAAATCACTTCAATTTCTAGTTCGTGAAGTGCTTCTTTGAGAAGTTTTTTAACTGTTGATAGATTCATTTGACAGGTTTATTTTAATAGAGTATAGTTAATCTATGGAAGAAAGAATACAACTTATCATAGGTATTGCAATCTTCATTGCGTTAATTTGGATTTGCAGTGGTGGTATGAACACCGAGCCAAACTTAACAGATGGAAGTAATTGTTATATCTCTGGTGGAAAGACAATTTGCAACTAACTATTTAGATTGATAAAGTTTTTGAAATATTTTAGTGTCTGAATATTTAGTTACTAAGTCTTCTAGGGCTCTTCTCTGGTCTTTATCTTTGAGTGCTGCACCGAGTTCTATATCAAATTCTTTTGCTTTAACTCCAGTAAATAGATTCATAAACTTAGCAAATCCTTTAAGGTCGTTATTAAATACTTGGTCTAAGTAAGACACTCCACGAGATGTGAATAATGCCCTTGCTATTAAAAGCCTCTCTGGGTCTGCTACATATTGAGTGTATGAGCCAGTTTTCATTAATTTATCACCCACCTTTTTATAGGTGTTTTTTTCTACAGGTTTCATTTGAAGTAAATCCTTAATAATCTGTGGTGCAAATTTGTATTCCTTAGCATCGTATACATCTTTCAGGTCTTTCTGTCTAAAGGTATCTTTCCCAATTCCTAGTTCAATAGGAACCTTAACTACTGGGTTCATTTGACTTATAAGACCCATAATAGTATTCTTTTTAAATAACCCAGCGAATTGTTCTATTGGTGTTCCCAACGAAGTGATGTATTGTTTTAACCCACTTACTGTGTCTGGAAGTTTAATAGCAAATCCTTCTTGGATGTATCCAGGTAATCCTGCTTTCTCTTCATCAGTTGGTTTGTCGCCAATGTTTTCTACAAGCTTAATAATCTGATTTATCCTTTGTGGATTTTCACCGAGTGTCTTAAGTTGTAGCTCAATGTTCTTACGAGTGAAAGAATAGAACGGAACTATCCTTCTTAAAACAGAACTCTCAAACTTAGTTAAAGCCCTGTAATCAAATCCTGCTTTCTCGGCTAAATCTAATGCTTGTTCTATTGTTCTACCTTGTCCAACAGCAGTTACATAGGCGGTGGCTTTTTGTTGCATTTCAATATAGTTACCAACATTTCTTGCTAATCTAAAGTGTGGGCTATCTTGGCTTAATCCTAAAGATTTAATTCCTTTTTTAATTGCCGACTTGCTGAACCATTTTGCATAATCATCAAGAGTTTCTCCTGCAGCAATAGATGCGTTAAATTCGTTTGTATAAAAAGAAGATGCTTTAAACCTTTCTATAAATGGTTCAAGTAGTTTGTATAATTTATTATTTGAATCTAATTTAACTTTACCAAAAGTAGCCAATGCTAATTTCTGTCCAGATGCAATATTCTCTGGTTTAAAAGCACTAGACCCTAATACTTCGTAGTTTTGGATTAATCCTGATACATAGTTTCTAATATGAAATGGTGCGAATAATCCTGTAACACTTCTCTTAAAGAGTGAAGTTACTGCATCAAATCCTGTAGCTTTGGCTAACATATCAATCGTCTTATATCCTTCTCCAAGTTGTCCTGTAATAAAATCCCAATCCCAGTTATTAACCCAACCTAAGTCCTTACCAAATGTTCCTTGGGTTCGTAGCATTTTATATCCAGCCTTCATAGCCTCGTCAGCATCTTTAAATGCACCTAATGGTTTTCCTGCATTGGTTACAATATCATTTAATCCTTCTCCTATAATTTTGTTAGTAGCAATTTTGCTATCTACTGTAAAGAAAAGATTAGCTAGGTTTTTTTCTAGTTCGTCATCTGTTAGAAGATTTCTAAATTTCTTTGTATAACCAGCACTTCCTATTTGTAATCCACTTCTATCTAAGTCGGCAAGCAGTTTTTCTATTTTACTCTTCTTAATAGAAGGGACATAAGACCTATAAAAAGAATCCCCAAACATTTCTTGCCCTACTTCTGTGGCTCTTGCTTGTATTGCTTCAACAGTTGTTTTAACTTGTCCAGTTGCACCCTTAAGTGCTTCAGCTTGTGCTTTAGCTCCTGCACTTATTGCAGACTTCTTAATGGCTTCCTCTCCAGCTTCTTTGATTAATCTTTCTGACTTACCAGCGGCTCTAGCAACATTCTCACCAGCAACCCTAGCAGTTTCTCTTATAGATTGTTCCAATCTTTTTCCACCTAATGTCCTTATAAACACTTCTGCATTTTGGTCTGGGGTTAAAAGTCCTGTTCCTAGTTTAGAAAATTGTTCTTCTGCTACTTTCGCTTTGGCTAAGTTGGCTCTCCCAGTAATACCCAATACCTTGTTCCTTAATCCTTCAGTAGTTTTGTATCCTGAAACAAACGCTTTACCAAGTGCATCTTGAAGTGAGTCTCCAAGTTTAATTGCATTCTCTGCTACCTCTGGTGATACTTTTTCTAATCCTTTAATCCCAATTTTAGCGGCACCATTAGTTGCCATACCTAATCCTTTTGCTATTGCACCACCAAAGTATGTTGTAGGGTCTAATAATACGTCTCCAATAAATCCTAACCCAAATTTAGCAATCCCATTTTCTATCCCATATTTCTCGGCAATGTCTGAGTACCCTCTTCTTGTTCCTTCATAGTCTGTTCCAGTAATAGCCGAACCCAATCCTTTAACAATTCCTTCTCCATACTTTAGTAACCCTGCACCAAATCCTTTTTCAAGTCCAGTAGCAACTGCTTCGCCTGTACCAAAAGAACCAACTAGTTTTCCTAGTCTTCCAAGAGTGGATAGTTTAGGTTTAGCGGTTATCTTATTTACCTGTTCATCTAACCCAAGACTCTTGGCGTATGAAGCCAAGCCTTCAGCAGATGATAGGTCAACTGATGTTTTTTTAAGTCTTCCTCCAGAAGACGAAGTTAGTCTTCCCATTATTTTTTAAATCCTAGAAAATTATATATTGCGTTAGATATTTTTTCTCCTAACCCAGCTGTCTTTTGTAAAACTTCTGGAATCTGATTAGGAAATTCTTTAGCAAGCTCTTCTCTAATACCGAGATTTTTGTTAAATCCCATTTTTACATTCTGAGCTTGTTTTTCTGCTATCCTTTGGTCTAGGGCAGATGTTGTAATTGTTCCATCGGTTGTAGGAGTCTCAGTAGTGGCTATCCCAAGATATTGTTTGATATAATCATCAGTTACTTCTGATGGGTCGTATAAGTCTCTTAGTTGTGCGTAGGCTTCTTCGTTAGTTAAAGTACCAGCTCTTACTTGCTGTTTAAGCGAAGCACCATCTTCTCTAAAGTCTCCTACTATCTTAGTGTTTATTCCATCAGATATTTTTGATGTTGCACCACTTCTTAATAACTTAGAAGTAAAACTATTAGTCTCTGGGTTGTAAGTGTATTCGTATAAGTTTCCGCCTACTTCTCGTAGTTCTGGTTTCTTAGCTTTTAGTTCATTCTGAGTGTTTTCGTATTGCTGTTGCAAGTAATCCTTGTCAGCCTTGTCTGCATCAACATAGAAGTCTAAAGCCCATCGGTAGTCTTCAACATCTTGACGTTCCTTAGTATTGGCGTAGTTAATAGAGTCGGTGAATAATTTGTTAGCTTCATCTATGTTTCCTTGGATAACTTGATATTGTGCCGCTAAACCAGCACCTTGAGTTGCTATCATAGCTTTCTTGTAAAGATATTCTCGGTCAAGTTTAGAAATCTCTGCGTTGGCTAACCCGATAGTTCCACCAGTGCGTTGTCGAATGTCGTCTTGCTCCTTAGTTTGCTGAAGCTCCATCATATTTAATTGGTTATTCAAAGAAGCCATCTGCGTTGCTAATTGGTTCCTTTGATTAAAGTCTTCTTGGTCTATTCCCTGTGAAGCTAAGAAAGCTGTTTGTAAGTTTTTTCTTTCATTAATATAGTCAGCAGCAGTTTTAGTAGGAGCTTTAGGTTGGGTTAGGGATGCTAATACGCTAGTCTTCTCTTGCTTAGGTTGTTCTATTTTTGTTTCACCTGCTTGTTGGTACTGAGCAGTTAAGTCTGCTACGTTTTTAGTGATACCATCTAGCGTTGATTTTATTCCACTCAAATCCATAGTCATCGCTGGGTTCAGAGATGTATCTGGAACAAAAGTTGACCCTTGTGCATCATTGATGCTCAGTGGTTTATTAGGAATGTCATTTAGCTTAGTTCCTATTTGTAATTTAGTTGGGTCTCCTTGGTAACCAGATAGATTTCTCCAATCTGCTCCGTATAGACCACTTAATGTATCTCCTGCTTTAACGGTGTATGCCATAATTTTATGTGTCTGAGACGAATTCGTACTCGACAGTTACTTTTGATATTGCCGTCCCACCTGTAGTCCAACTAACAGTTGGGCGAAAAGCGTGACATTGTTTTTTAATTTCAAATCTTTTTGATGTTATTGCTCCGTGGGTAGCAAATGATATTGTTCCTAAAGAGGTTGAAGTTCCATAGTCTGTATCAAGTCCCACTGTAATACTGTCTCCACTAACAAGTGGTTTAAAATAGAATTTAACATACTTGGCTATTACTGTTTGTCCGAAATCTTTAAAAGGATACTTGAGTGTCGCTGCCCCGTTACCTGTTGAAAAATATTGTAAATAGTAATTTGAACCAGTATATGACGAAACAAATAAAAGGTTGTAGATTCCTTTAATCATTAATATACCACTGCCAGTTGGATTATATAGTTGAGATGTTATATATGGGCTATTTAAATCTTTTTTACCCACAGAGAGAACTATGTCTTCGACACCATTACTTCCAGAAGTATATATGTTATTATTAAGTTTGTCTGAGTAGCTAGTATTTGTGTTAAAAGTATATAAAGAACCAATAGTATTTTTATTTTCAAATGATAGCTCTTGGATTGTATCTAAACCGTTATCTCCTAATTGCTTTAATGCTCCATTAACATATATAACCAAATCATTATTAACATTAAAAGAATTTATCACGGCATCTGGAACTGAAATTCTTTTTACTGGTAACGTTGTTGAAGAGCCATCCAATAAAAGAATTTGATATTCATAAGAGTACCCGTTGTAAATAACCACACCAAGATAATTATAATAGTTGAAAAAACTTTTAACCGCCCAGTTGCTTCCTATGTCGAACCAAGTTGGTGTCAGTGTTCCATCATTTCCATTACTTCCGTCAAATTTTGCAATATAATTTGAACTAGCTGTGGTATACCCAACCATCATAAAGTTTTGCCATACATAAGGCACAGCAGCTGTTCCTAAAGATGAGGCTCCAGCTGGTGTGGTTGCAATCCAATTATCAGTGAAGTTAGTTCCATCATACAACCCAGCGGTAGTTCCATAAAAATAAAATATTGTGTTAACATTTAAAGTCCCTCCAACTTTTGTCTGGTAAGCACACATTTTAGATGTCGCACTAGCACCAGGAGTATCGTGAACTTTAGTAGCTGTGTTATTTACTGTATCTACAGAATAAATTTTATAATTATTTGTTAGAGCTAATAAGGCGTTACTATAAGCCATATCTTTAAAGTATGAATTAGATGTCTCGGTTATAGTTGTTCCTGCCGCTGCTGGTTTTAAAAACCCCCAATCTCTAAATGGGTCAATTAAATAACCTACCGAGTATTTGTCGTCTTCGTTTTTTATTGAATTAGTTAATCCGTTTCTACCTTGAAAAATTGCTTTTGCCATTATGTTATTGTCGCACTATAAGTTGTTCCGCTTATTCGTGCATTTATTTTTCTAGTTCCGCTAATATTTGATAACCAAACCTCTCCGTCATCTGGAGTACCAACTCTAGCCACAGTGTAAATAGGAAGATTAGCTATTAGTTTATAAACTTTTAATATATCGTAAAAAGGTAAGAATTCTTTTTTCACTACTTGAATTTCAGTATTTTTAGTTTCTAAAACTCGTATCCTTTCTTCAAGGCGTTCTACGACTTGTTGAAGTTCATTTATTTTTTGGTCTTCCATTATGGTTTAGTTTTATATGTCCAAGTTGTCGTTGGTTTAGTTTTGTTAGACCAACTACTAAATGATGAATATGATAATCCACTTCCACTATTATATAAACGCATCACCTCTCCACTCGTTAAAGCTCTTGACCAAATACCTACTTCGTCTATTGCACCATTCCAATAATTACCATCATAAGTTCCGCCCCTACCGATTGCAGTCCCTTGTGCTGTTGGTTTTGAGCCATCACCACCGCTTGAAGTATTTGTGTTTGATAAAGAACCATCTATATAAAATATCGGTGCATCTGTTCCTGTTTGAGTAACTACAATATGGTGCCAATCAGTATCTATTGTTCCATCACTATAATATTGCCTATAATCATTTGAACTTGTTTGCCATCCAAAGAATACTTTTTCAATATCATTGACCCCAAATTTCCAACCGACAGTACTAGTATTATTAACATCTGCAATTGCAAACTTAAACGAACCAGTTGATGCTTTTTTTACCCACGCTGAAATAGAAATAGTAGCAGGACACGCTATCGCAGTTCCCAATGCTATCCTACTCGTTGTCCCATTAAATCCTGCTCCCTGGTTTATTTTTCCGTATGACGCACTATAAATATAAAAGTTTATATCATAAGCAGAAGCTGACCAAGAAGAACCATCTGCTGAATATGTAGCGTTTTGCCCAGTTGGCACACCAGAAGTTAGTAAACTTATTTCTATCGTATTTGATTCTGCTCCATTATCGTATGCGAATACTACAAAATAAGTAGTAGTTGCTGCTAATGTTATTTTATTCACACCTGAAAATGTAAATTCATGATAAGCAAACGTATTCCCAACAGCTGATATATCAAAATTATCAGAAGTAGCCAAGGCAGCACCAGTTGGTATAGCAGTAGAGCCAGGAGTTCCAGTTATAGCATAAATCTTTGCTGTTGCATTTCCCGTGCATTGTGTTGAATTGTATTTTAAATTAAACTTACACTTATCCAATGGTACATCTGTTGTTGTAGTAAAAGATTGCCCACAAAATTTATTAGTTTCTCCTACATTATATGAATCATTTGGTGATGTTGTGAAAGAGTCTATTACTCCGCCATTTGCAGCATATATAATATCCGTATCTGTTCCATCATTAGAACCAACACTATCGGTGCTGTCCCCATCAAGTTTCCAATAGGATACTAAGTTATCAGTCAGTAACTTTGGTTTAGTTTTATATGTCCAAGTTGTCATTAGTTAAATAAGTGCCAAATTAATATTGCTGTGAGCCAAATTATAGTGGCTAATATAAATCCTTTTATAGCCTCGTGAGAAGTAAGAGTGTTAAAAATTTCTATTAATTTAGTTATCATTTGTTTTTAATATTCCTATAAACTAGAACGAGTAGATGGTCTTATATTTTGCTTAACATCTGATTGTCGCAAACTATAATGCGTCTCAAGTTCTTTGTTTTTATTGTTTAGCAATACTGTTAGTTGTTGCCACTTGTCATTCATTCCCAACGAAAGTGCCTTATCTGCAGCTATTCCCAACCCTAATAAGTCGTGAAATTGTCGTGGTATACCAGGTTCCATGGCTAAAGTAGTAGCACTTGTTGTAATTGCTGGTGTTATATCTCCATGTAAGAACAATGTAAGCCCACTTGTTGTAGTAACATCTCCTGCTGATGGTTTAGGGAAAAGTGAAATGACATTACCTCGTAACTTATAGTATTTAGGCATACCAGCAGTTTCTAGGAACTCTTGTTCTGCATAGCCTTTATCTTGATATGTTATAGGTTCTAGTCTTTGACTATCACCATTTGAATCTAACGCTGTAACGGCTTCAATATCATAGGTGGTTGTTTCCAAAGCATAATCCTGTTGGTTAGCAACTAAGTCAGTTGTGGCTTGGTTCATACTTGTTTGATTGTTATCCACAAACTTCCAAGTATTCTGAACTCTCCAAATCCTTTCGCTAGTATTTCTTAACCAAACATTAAACAACCTAACATACTCTGTTGTTCCCAGAGTTGTAGTGTCTGTGCTTGGAATACCTAATACTCCAAGAGTATAATGGTATATTGAATTATATTGCCCCGCACTGGAGCTATCGAATATTTTCATTTTTGTTTTTTAATTTATTAACTTCTTCTAATATTGTGTCTAATTGACCTTTCTCTTTCAGCACCTGTTTAATCTGATGCAATTCTTTATCATTATGATATTGTTTTATTTTATCTAAAAACATCTCCCTTAAAGAACAATCTGAGATGTGGTCTGCTACATAGTCTAAGTGAACCCATACTTTGAATCCTAATGCTTTTGCTTTTTGGCAGAAGTTGAAGTCATTTCCCAACTTCTTGATTCCATCTCTATCATAAACATTCTCAAATGGGTGCTCTACTTTTTCTAGGACTTCTCTTTTAATTACAATACATCCTGTTCCTGTAGCAT